CACTGTTGAGCCTGCTGCTGGCCGGCCTGCTGCGGGTATGGCTGCTGCCCGGTCGCCGTTGGTTGCGTATACCCATACCCGGCATACGGCGGATAGGTCCACCCCACACCGCCTGGCGCAACCGGCCACTGCGTCGCGCCTACCCCTGCCCCACCACCGCCTGTTCCCTCTGCAAATGCCATCTCACTATCCTCCTGGTGCCTTGGGCACCCGCTTCTGCCAGAGCTTCTCCATCTCCCCCTCGTACCTGAGCGCCTCACCCAGCACGTCCCCACCCTGCGGTACCTGCTGCTGCGCGAACTGCATGATCGCGAACGGATTCCCCCGCTGCCCCTCGTACCTGGCCAGCACCTCGTCGTCCGTCAACTGCGCTTCCTGCCGCAGATCCGTGACCACCTGGCCGATCATCTCCCGCGCCCCGGCCATCGCATCGTGCACGATACTCCTCATGGTCCTGCTTCACCCATCCCCGGCACCGGCTCACCCTGCATCGCCATCATCCGCGCCAACGCCTCCGGCCCGCCCGCCCCTACTGCTTCGGGCAAACCCTGCGGCGCAACGACGCCCGGTGGCATCCCCATCATCGGCCCCTGTCCCGGAGCTCCTGGAGGACCTGGCGGCATACCCGGCCCGGGTCCACCCGGCCCCATCCCCGGTGGCATTGGTGGCATCGGAGGCGCTGGCGGCTTCGGCCCCAGCCCCATCGCCGTGGCCAGCTCCTCACTCCATTCGCTCAGCACCACCTTCGCCAGCGTCTCCGCCGTCGGCCCCTCGAACAACAACTGGTCGCGCAGGATCCGCTTCATCTCATCCTGTGGACTCTGCCCCGCCAGGTGCTTGATCCGCTGCAACTGGTCCAGGAACGTCTCCCGGCTGATCAGCTTCTGCCCCACCAGGTTGGCCAACGACATCACCTCGCCCGCTTCATCCTTCGGCAGCGATGCGCTCAGCTCCACCCGGTTCCGGTGATACCCGCCGATCTCCGCCGGCTTCAAGCGCAACTCCAACACCCCGCCCAGCCGGTCCTCCCCCCACACGTACCACCCATCCGCCGGCGCGTACTCCTCCGTCAACTGCAGGATGATCTCGTTCAACTCCTCGTAGGCCCGCTCCCGCACCTGCTGCCTGTGCGCGATCCGCATCAGCACCGGGTTGTTAATCGCGCTCATCATCAGGCCGCTCATATCCCCCTGGTACCGGCCCATCATCGAGGCACTGACCGTGGCGTCTTGCACCATCCGCTCCATCAACCCCATCTGCTGATCCACTGCCGGGTGTGGCCCTGGTGGCATCAAGAATGACCACTGTGCCCCCTTCCGAATATAGTTGATCGAGCCTGGGGTAAAGTCCAACGTCAGGCTTTCGTCGTCTGTCATAATGGCGCCGTTAGCAAACATCTCGATGATCCGCTGCTTCATCGCCAACAGCTCGTTCATCGCCGCCGCCAGTCCCACCGCCCCGTTCTTCCGCGTCCCCCCGGTGATGGCGAACAACACGCTCAGCGCCCCGTTCTCGTCGGCCAGCGGCGTCGAGATCCCGGGGTACCGCACGAATGGCAGCCGCCCGTACCCCGGCATCCGCACCGGCTCCTTGACCATCTTGTCTTCCACGACCACACAGTTGGTCACCACCCGCCGGCGCACCGTCCGCCGCGTAGGCTGGGCTGCTTCCTTCCCCTTGCGTTTCCCCTTCCCCTTCCCCTGCTCCTCCGCTTCTACCTCTGTCCCCGCCTCTGCCCCCGCCCCCTCCTGGCCCCCCGCCTGCAGGGGGAAGGGGGGTGCACCCGCTCCCAGCGCCTTCTTCGCTGCCGCCACCAGCCTGGCCAGCGTCCCTACCGGCTCCTCCTTCTCCTGCCCCTTGTCCGTGGACAACTCCTCCGTCACCCGCTCCACGTCCACCCGCCAGTAGTCGATGAACTCCACTTCCTCGTCCAGCCATTCCTCCACCGACATGTCCGCCTTCGATGGCCGCGCCAGCTCCACCCCCCACTCCGCTTCGATCTCCCGCCGCGATCGCTCCCACGAGTGCACCACCTCCAGGTCCTGACCCGCCCGGCCAGACGGCGTGGCATATACCGTGCGTGGATCCAACGCCTGCACCACCAGCGCGAACTCATCCTCCACCGTCTCCGGGTCATAGACGCAGCGCAGGACCCCCTCGCCCAGGCAACTCGCGTGCCACTCGGCCAGGTGCAGCGCATCCGACACGTGTGCCTGGTGCCACGCCCCGTACAAGTACTTCTCGATCTGGTCTGCCCGGTCCGTCTCTACTGCCTTCACCTCCGACGCCGGCACGCTGATCACCGGCGGCCGCGTCAGCAGCAGCGTCCTGAAACTCTCCACGATGTTCCAGCACACCGGCGCGCTGATCCTACGCTCGTCCGGCTCCGGCGCATCCTGCCACATATCTAGGAGATATAGGCGCTCCATCTCGTCCATCCTGCTATTGCGCTCGCCCCACCTGCTCTTCAGCGCCTCGAACCTGCTGTGCACGAACGTCGTCGTGATGTCCCCTGGCTTCATCTTCTATCCTCTGGCCGGCTGCCTTCTCTTCCCCGGCGTCGGCTCTCTCTTCACCCGCTCCACCAACCCATAGCGCTCGACCAACCAGTTCCTCAGCGCATCGAGCACGTCGTTGTGCTTATCCTCTGGCTGCTCCGTCACCACGTTGCCCCGGCTGTCCACCTTCCGGCTGTACGCCCCGAACTCTGCCTGTGTCCCCGTGCATCCCGTCCCGATCCGTAGCCTGGCCTTGCCCGTCGCCGGGTCCTTCAGGAACGTCTTCACCCGCACAACCCCGTCGAGTACGTGCCCCGCGTCGAACACCTCGAAGTGGAAGCGCTTCGGATCGCCGTCCTCCTGGCCCACCAGGTTCTCCCACACTTCCTGCGTACTTTCCGCTGCCTGATGTTGCTTCGCCTCGTGTCCCCCCACCGCCCGCGTGACCCGTGGCCACCACTCCCGCTGCCGGCACAATCCCACCACCTCGTAGTGCGTCAGGTGATGCTCCCATATCTCGTCCACCACGTGGACGATGTCAACCCCGCCCGTGCTCACCACCTGCAGCGCCAGCACCGCGTAGTGGCTGGGATAGAAACCCGCATCCACCGCCAACTCCACCGGCAGGTCCGCGTCGTACCCCACCTCCGCCACGTGGACGGGGAACGAGAACTCGGGATAGATGCGCGCCGGGCTGGGCAACACCTGCGCTCCCACCGTGCGAGCAAAGTCATCCGCCGGCAGAATCTTCTCCAGGCGCACGATCTCGGGATCCTCGCGGCCTCCCGGGAATATGTCTTTGTTAACCCAGGCGGGGAAACTGAACCGTTCCCCGCCGAACACGTTCGGCCCCTCGAAACTGGTATAGAGATTCGCGTACCAGCCTACGTTGTCGCGCAGTGTTCCACTCAGGAGCACCACCCCGCGCGTCTCTGCCACTCTGCGCGTGGCTGCCAGGTATGCATCGTAGCGGATGCCCCCGGCCTCCACCAGGGCGACGACGTCGTAGGGCAACCCGCGCTGCGTCAGCTCCTCCGGCCCCTCTGCCAGGCTGATCGTCTCGATCTCGATCCCGCCCCTGGCCGTCGCTCTCCACTTGCCCTGCTGCGGTGTGCTCCTGCGCTCCAGTCCGCCCAGCATCTGCAGGCCATTGATAACGTACTCCATCTCGGTCTGGCACTCGTCGTACTCTTGCGCCGCCAGCGCCACCCGCCGCACCCACGGCACCCGCGCCACGATCTCGTTACCCGTCCAGCGGCTCTTGCCCGACCTCTCAGCACCCGCCACCAGAATCACGCGCGCCCGGCTCTGGTGTGCCGGCAACTGCCCCTCGTGTGGCTGGTACCCTAACCGCCGGAAGATCGTCTGCTTCTGCGCCCACGTCGGCCACCTCATCAGTATCCGACCTCAACTCCTCCAACAACCCACGCCATTGCGCCTCCGCCCCCCCCGCGCTCTTGACCGCCGTCTCGATGTCCGCCCGGTCCAGTACCGCCGTGGCTGCCTTCAACCCACGACTGCGCTCCGTTCCCCGTATCTTGCTCAGCGCCTCGAGCGCCCGCAACTGCACCGCCCCTTCCGCCACCCTGGCCAGCAAACGCAGTGAGCGCTCCTCGAACGTACACTCATCGTCCGGCACGTCATCGAGCGAGCGCAACCCCCTGACGATCTCCTGCTCTAGCACCCTGGCCGCCAATGGTGTCGTCCGCCTCAACGTCGCCGCCGCTTCCTCCACCGCCGTCTTCAGCCTGGCCGCATCGTACTCCCGCCGTGCCTGCTCCAGCACCTCCCGGAAGGCCTCGTTGTGGTACCAGCCTCGCCCTGGCTTGTAGTACGTGGACCAGCAGCAGATCCGGTCCGGCCCGCGCAGCAGAGCGCGCATCGTGCGCCCATCCGCCAGCGCCCGCACCAATCGCGGAATCGCCTCGCGCTGCCTGGCCGTCAGGCGCGACATCTTCGTCAGCAGATCGTCACTGATGAACGCCCGGTCCATCTACCTCTTCCGTCGCGTCTTCCTCATCTTCCCCAGCGTTACGGCGAGTCGCGCCTGCCGTCCCAGCTTCCCGCCCTTCTTCGCCGCCGACTTCAACTTCCCCGCCGGGATCGTCTGCCCCGCCTTGATCTTCAGTGCCTTCCGCAGCGCCCCCTTCTTCTTGATCGCGCCCGCGATCCAGTTCTTCTTCTTACCCTTCTTAGCCACCGCTCCACCTCTTGAACTCTTCGTACGCGATCGCCGCCACGACGATGATCACCACCACCAGGATGACCACCATCGCCCCTGCTACCGCCTCACTCGATGGGGGCATGGCTCCACACCTCCCACGCCACCACCGCCATCAGCCCACCCAGCACGGCCAGCACCACCAGCACCGCATCGCCGATACTCATTCCACCCTCGCCTGCAGCAACCGCAACCCCGTCACGATCCGCGCCACCTTGCCCCGCGTCGCGCTCCACGTCGCATTCCAGTACCGCTCCACCAGGCCCACCCGCTCCCCGGTCCACGGATCCGCAATCGCCAGGTCGTCCGGCCCCAGCCACTCCAGGAGAATGACGTAGTGCTCGTCCACGTCGCGGTCCTTCGGATCGAAATCCACTTGCGCCACCACCGGCCCCCGCAGCAGCATCACCGCCCGCATCTCCGCCACGTCCGCCGAGTGGTACGTCCAGTCCCTGCGCCCGTAATACTTCAGCGCTGGGCACACCTCGGGGATGAACTCCCACCGTAACTGATTGCGCGGCCCCCCCCCCGCCTTCGCAGAGAAACCGCCGCGCTGTGTCAGTAACCTATTCAACTCTCCCGGCGTGATCGCCATCCCGTGTGCCGTCATCAGCATCGCCGCACAGGTGACCGCACACCCTGCCCCGCACATCGTCCCCCCGCCGGCGTCCGGACCGAGCGCATCCTTCGCCCACTCCGGGTCACGCTGCGAGTACAAAGGGAATGGCCCCATCCCGACCAGCTCCTCCAGCCGGTCGGCCACCTGCCGTATCTGCCCCACTGCCCACCTGATATCGTCATCCATCACACCGGTCACAGTCCACCTCCAAGGTGCCTCAGGCACCTCAGGCACCCACGCAAAACGGCGGCCCGGGAAACTTCCCCTGCCGCCGTTCGTACTGGCCCCCTATTCGATTTCTCCCATGGTACCAGCAATCTCCCCACCTGTCAACCCCGACCAGCCCAGCCCGAATCGCTTCATCACCGCGCCGATCTCCTCCCGGATGGCATCCACATCCGGCATCCCCTTCCAGCGCGGTAGATGATCCATCATCCGGGTCAGCAGTCTCCACGCCAACCCCGTGTGTATCTCTACGTCCTCCGGCTCATCCCACCACATCCGTCCGCTGATCAGCCCTTCCAGAGCCTTGACGATCTCGATGTGTAGCCCCTGCTCCAGCGCCTGCCCCAGCGGTACGGCCGCACTCAGCAGCAGCCCCTTGGCCTCCTCGGTCCTTACCCCTGCGTCCTTCTCGATCTGCTCGGCCTGGGCTTTCATCTCGATCACGCATCTCTGGTACTCCGCCTTATCCCCACAGCAGCCCACGACGGCGCCCTCGTGATAGCACAGTCGCAGCCACGCGCAGGAATGCCCATCCTGCCGTGTCTTGCACCTGTCGCCCAGCACGCTGTGGTCTTCCCACCCAAACTTCTTGACGTCGTCTACCCCCTGCACTACCGCCGGGATCCCCTGCTTCACACTCTCCGCCGCCACGATCTGCGCTTCCCACACCCGCCGGCGCTTATTCCAACACGCCGGCTTCGAGCACCGCACCTCCTCCCCCTCGATCGGCAGGCGATGCTCGCACCCCTGGCAGGTGATCGCCGACCCATCCCCCTCCACGTCCAATGCAGCCGGCACCCAGTCCATCGGCCACGGCGCTTCGTCCCAGCCCCCGGTCAGGGGTTTCGATGCCTCGCGCTTGGCCTGCTTGACCTGGTACTCGGACACCGGGGTATTCTGCTTCGCTAACTCGACTGCCGCCTTCGGATTCAACTCCGCCACCGTCACCAGCGAGCGCGCCGCCCGCTCCGACAGGTCCCCGCCGCTCACCTTTGCTTGAATCTCCTCCGGCAAGCGCAGCAGCCGCAACTTGTTCGACACCGTCGCCGCGTCCTTGTACCCCAGCATCTCCGCCACTCGGGCCTGGCTCCACCCGAACTCCTTGGTCAGCCGTTGGATCGCCTGCGCTTCCTCGATCGCCGTCACGTCCTTGCGCCGCACGTTCTCCATCAGCGCCCACGACGCCATCTGCTCGTCGGTCAGCCCGCCCACCAGCTCGACCGGCACCTCCTCGATGCCCGCCGCGGTGGCCGCCTCCAGCCGATGATGCCCCCACGCCAACTGGATCAGCGCGCTCCCATCGTCCAGGTCCATGCAGATGTTCTCCAGGTGGGTCTCTTCGCTGATCACCGTCAGCCCGTCCGCCCCCAGCGCCTCATCGAAGTTTACCGCCCGGCCCACCAGCACACCCCGGAACCCGTTCTCCCGCATCGCCGTCGCCAGCTCTGCCACCAGGTTCTGGTCCAGCGCCCGCACCTGCCACGGGTTGGCCACCACCTTGCACACCGGCACCTCCACGATCACACTCGTACCGCTCACGTCAACCCCCTGTCCGCGGACACCAGCCATGCCCGCGCCTGATTCCACTCCGGGTCCTGCTCACGCCACAGGGCCACTACCGCACCCAACACCAGACCTGCCACGACGATGGTGCACACCGCCGCCAGGTCAACGTTCACGATCAACATCGCCGCCACCGTGAACCGCACCGCCCACCGGGTCAATCGCTCGACCATTCCCGATACCTCTCTCTCCCCCCTGCCCTATCCCTGGCCCCTGGCGCACGCTGCTGCCGGCGTATCTGCTCGACCACCAGCCCGATCCCCACCCGCCCCGCCTGTGTACACAGCCACGCTTCCCAGGCCTCCAGATATTCCACCGTCGCCCAGGCCAGCCCGGCCATCTCCGAGCGCGTCGGCTCCAGCACGCCCATCCGTTCCAGGATCACCAGACGTGCCTCTCCCAGGTCCGGCTTTTCGGACGTCGTGGTTTCCCCCACTCCCCCTTCCAATATTGTTGTTGTTGCTTCCTCTCTTTCATGAGGAAGAGCAACAACATCAAGTAATGTCCCGCCAGTCTCATTTTTGAGACCGGAATCCGTGCACGATCCTGTAGGATCAGACACAGAGAGTTGCATTGCGCCACGAGACCGACGTAGGTCGAACACGAATCCAACCGCCGTGTAGGTGTAACGCAGCACACCCTTAACAACGAGCTGCTGGAGGTGTCCATATAACCGTGCGCGGCTCACCCCGCAAATGCCACATAACTCCGTGAGTGTCACCGGATCTGTGTACTCGTAGTTGTGATTCCAGCCCAAACCCTGGATCTGTATGCCCGTCTCTCGCACCGGTGCCGACAGATCTTTCCTGTACACCAGCGCTGGGGGTATATTCACGTAGACCGGTGGGATCCTGGCCTTAGCCAACAGGTACCCCCAGGATTTGTTTCAACTCCACCGCCTCTTCTTCCGTCAAAGCAAGCGGCAACTGAATGAAAGAGGGATGCTCATACCGGATGCCGATCAGCGCGTCGATCAGCTCGATCAGGAACCGGTCCACCTCCACGGTATGGGGCACCGCCGCGAACACGCGCGTCCCCCCATCTCGCGTGATCCGCACCGTTTCCGTCCAGCGCTGCTCTGGCTTGGCCAATGCCAGCGCCAGCAGCCCCGACCAGCCGGCGTCCTCCAGGAGGATCACCTGTTCCACGTCGTCCCCGACCGCCACCCACACCTCGCGGCCCTCGATCTCGCGGATGAAGTGCAGTTGCGTCACCGAGTGTGTCATCGTCCAGCAGTCTCCCTTTGTTGTCCCTTCGTTTCTTCCATCTGGGCTATCCTGTCCAGGGACGTATCCCCCTCACTATGCGAAAGGACTACTTGCCGTCAGCAGCGACGTTGAACGTGACACAATCGTCAGTGGCCTCGACCACGACCCACGTATCCCCACCCGCCTCGAACGACACGTTGCCATAGTCGGGCGCGGAGACTTCGGCTTCGACTTCGGTGTCGCTAGGTGTGTCAGCCCCAGGTATCAAAATCTGAACATCCATCTCTCACCTCACCAACATTCCGCCCACCATCAACACACATAACACGATCAACGCCAGGAGCACCAGGTACACCATCAACCCGGCGCACCCCTCCAGGCTGGTGCCCGCCGGCTTGTCCTGCGACGCACGCCGATCCTCATACCACCGCTGTCCCATCCTGCTCCCCCTTCTAGTGGATGCCCCACTCGCCTGTCGGCGTTGCCCGTGGCATCGTCGGCGTCGGTCGCTCGCACTCCGGCTTCTGCACCAGTGGCAAGTACACGTGCCAGTCCATTTCAATCCCTGAGTCGGGATTCTGTTCGTGTGGGCCGCGCACAACAGCACCACGACCACCACTGTCACATTTCAATCCCTGAGTCGGGATTCTGTTCGTGTGGGCCGCGCACAATAGTACCACGACCACCATCACCATCACCATCAGCGGGACGATGAGCAACTTCCGACTATAACTATTATGCCAGTTCGCACTTTTCCTTACCACCGGCACACCTCCCCCCTCCCCAACGAGGCCCGCCCCTACCCTCTACCAGCGCCCTCCCCCCACACGCCACGGCGAACCTGGCTGATCAGGCCACTGGCCCGGCCGCGTCCACGCTGGGCGCTACCTTTGCTTGCCAGCCTTGCCCTCGTCAGCTGGCCTGCGCAGCCCCCCTCACTTCAGAGCGATTCGTTCTGCCCCTGGCAGATCCTCCTGGCTGCGTTCCCTTCCCTGCCGCCTCTCTCAAAGGGTGACCGATGCGCCGCGCCTGTAGCCTGGCCGTCCAGCACAGCGCGCCTCTTTTCAGTGTTGCGTCGCCAAGTCTCAGCGTTGTCTCCCCGAGTCACCAGCAAGATGCGGATCGCACGAGGCCCAGCACAAACCCCGACACCATCGTGCGAAATGCTTCCGTCCCAGTTTCACAGGAGCAGCTTTACCGCCAGGCCCGCCGGCGCTCCAGACTCTCGTCCGGCGCCACCTCTTTATGCCCACTCTCTCCTGCCGTCCTGGACGTCGAGCCGACCGTCTCCGGTCACTTGGCTTCCCCATGGCTGGTTCCTCCGCCTACTCCGTGGCCTCGGCCATCCTCCCGTCGGCCTGATCTGCAGAATCGAACTGCACCGCTGGGGGCTCATTCCCACTGGGTCCCAGCCCA